ATTGTTTGTCACGCCAGCAGGCGTAACCGTCTCCGATATACTTGCCCTGGTCGTCGTAGCTGAAGCGTTGTCCCCAGTAGTGGTAGGCCTCGGGCGTGATGCTTAGCGTGGGCGCGCCCAGTCCGTCCAGGCTTTTCCAATCGACGTTGTTCGATTGCGCCACGCGCAGCTGGTTCTCGGGCGCGCGTAGCGCCGTCATGGTGTCGCGGGCGTGGCGGCCACGGACCAACTCGTCCGCCAGGGCGGCCGGCAATTCACTGAGATCGACTTGCATCATGCTTACTCCGTGTCTCTGTGGTAAAAATCTCTCCCCGGAGGTTTGCCCCGGGGAGAGGTGATGGATTATTTGGCCAAGTTTGCACCGTCAACCAGTTGCAGGAAGATGTGCATCTCGCCTGCCGTGGTCTTGGTGGGGTCACCGCTCGCGCCGAACGTGGGCGTGAACTTGATGATGTCGCTCGCGGGGATCAGGTTCGTGGTCTGAGCGCCCTTAATCCAGCCGGCGGTCTTGATGGTGGTGCTGGCCACGTAGGCGTTGGCGGTCGAGCCGTCGCCCACGGTGATGACGAGTGTCACCGCCGTAGTGCCATCGGACTGGAACGCGTTGAACGCGGTCTCCACATAGACGGCTGCGTCCTTGACGAGCAGGTTTGCGTCCGTGGATGACGAGTTGAACGCCGGGAACAGCGAATACGCTGTGGCGCTGGTCAGTGCGGCGACGTCCGCCGCCTTGACTGTGATCTTGTGGGTATACCCGGAGCTAGCTGCTTCGAGTGCCGTCAGACATGTTATTGATGCCATAAACTGTTGGTCCTTTATTCGGGGTTAAGGTGGGTTAGGAGGTCGCGGCGAATTTGCCGAGCACTTTGGGGTTCTTCGCGACGAGCGCGACGACTGCTTCGATCATGGCGCGAGGACCAGAACCGTCGTTGGCGAGCGGGGTCACCTTGGGCTGCCAACCCCAGTTGATGCACAGGCGGTCCATGGGCAACACGTAGCCACGGCATTTGCCCGTGGTGCTCGGTGTGGCCGTGCCGGTGTTCGCGAGGAACAACGAGGTGTGCAACTTCACCGTGTTGAAGTCGCCTTCATACACGAGGATGTTGCTGGTGATCTTCTTGTCGGCGATGTCCTGGTTAAAATGGCGCATCGTGAAGTAGGCGTTCGTTCCGCTGGCGGCCTGGGTGAACCCTGTGACGGTCTTCTTCAGCGTGGTGCCGCAGACCAAGTCGAGGTCTTGCGCCTTGCCATACTGAGTGAAGATGCTTTCGAGCACGCCCTTGAACAGGGATTCGGTGAGCGATGCCGTGGCGGTGGAGTCGATGCTGCCGCTTGGCGTGAGGAAGTTGCTATCGATCGGCAACACGGTCTGGGCGGTGCTGCTGATGAAGCTGCCTAGGCCGCGGAGTTTGTAGGGCTTGCCCGAGCTGACCTCGGCCTGCGTGTCGTTGTCCGAGCCGATGGCGCATTCGATGTCGCGAGAAATTTCTTCCAATTTCTTGTCGATGCTGCGGGCCATCTCTCCTTCGCTTGCCCCAGCCACGTTGCTGATCTCCTCAGCGATTGTGCCGACGCCTGCGGTGCGGCGGAATTTCTGTCCATACACGTAGGCGCGGACGCGGTTCTCGGCGGCGTTCTCGATGGCCGTGACCGGTTCACCGTCGGCGCTGCCGGCGGTGTCGGGCGTGGCGTAGCTGTCGAGCTGCCAGCTGACCTGCATGTTCTGCAGTTTCTGTTCCTTGGGCAACATAGCGAGCAAGGGTTTATCCTTGTAGTCGTCGAGTGCGATGATGTCGAAAAGCTGTTCGCGCTTGCCGACCTGATTTGGTTCTACTAGTTGAGACATGTTTGACTCCTTTCCTCAGCCGAATTTCGGCACGAGGGATTGAATGAATTTCATACGGGCGTTCTTATCTCCTCCGATTGCTGCGGAAACGGTTTCGTCGCTGACCTCGTTGGCGTTTCGCTTCTGGACGGGCGGCGCTGTGGCACGGGGTGACGGTATCTTGACCGGCAGCTCCAGCTTGGCCTTGGGCTTGGGCGGCGTGGCCTGCTTGGCGCGCGCTTCCAATGCCTCGAGTCCTAACACATGCACCGCCGCGGCGATGGGCCAGTCCGGTATGCGGCGCAGTTCCGGGAACGCCTTGATGACGTCCTGAAACTTTTGTGCGCGTGCGCTCTTGGCGTCCACGAGCTCGGGCACGACGGCCTGTGCTTGAGTCCACGCCTGGGCGCTGCGTTCCAGATACTGGGCCTGCTGCGGGATGGCTCGCTCCACCATGTTGCGGGCCTCGCGTCTTACACTGCGCAAGAATTTTCCCATCCTTGCGGCGCTGTAGTCTTCGTTGCCCTCGGAATCGGCGAGCTGCACCTTGGCGCTGCGCAGTGCCGACTCGACTCGCCCGGGATCGTCTTGCAACGATTCCAGCAGCTCGTCTGCCTGGTCCTGCGCCTGCACCGCGTTGTCCCGTTCTACCTGTAACTGTTTCATGTCAGTCACGTGCAGGAGCGGATTCGCTGCGGTCGGCACGATCTGCGGGGCGGCGGATGTCTCGGCCTGTTTTTGTTCCAACTGCTGTTGTAACTCGGCCAGCTTGGTCTCCAGTCCTGCCTTCGCTTCCTGTGCGGCCTTGGTCTTGGCCACCTCTTTGGCGATGCGCCGGTTGATGGCCTGCTGGGTGTGATCGTCCAGCTTGCCCTTCGTTCCGTCATCGTCCTCGGACTCGTCCACCGCGTCCTCGGCCGTGGCCTCGGGCGCGACTTCTGTTTCCTCTGCGTTCGGTTGAGAAAGATCGCTCTGTTTTGCGTCAGTGGCCTCTTGCGCGGCGGTATTATCCACCGTGCCGTCGTCCGGGTTGACGCCATCTGCTGCGGCCTTTGCCAGGTCTCTTCCCAGTGCCAATTTGGCGAACTGGTTCAATACCTCGGCGCGTCCCGTAGCGTTCAACGCTTCTTCCACAGTTGTTAAAGCGGGGGCTGTTGCCGCTGTTTCGTTGTTCATGTCTTTGTCCTGACAAGTCGGATGACCGTCCCGGGCGGATGCCCGTGCATGAGAGAAACCACAAAAAAAATCCCCGCGCAAAGGCGGGGCTGAGGATTGCGGACTGTTGCGGAGTGTTGCGGACTGTTTCGCGAGAACTATGCCCGAGGCGCAGAGGACTCGTTGACGAGCGCGGTCAGTGCGTTCTGAATATCTCGCGCGTGCGCCAGGCGGCCCGCGTTGAACTGACGCGCGCTGTCGGTCAAACCCGGGTTGGTGACGGCGTTGACCTCGTTCTCCACGGCGTCTCGCAGCACGGATTGAACGCCTTGCCAGAAGGGATGCGTGGGGTGAAGCGAGGCGAGGGCGGATTTGATTTCGTTTTCGCTCATATCACGCTAGCTGTTTTACGCCGGTCCGACCGACCATCTTGTTCTGCTGCTGCGCCACGCCCTGTTGCAAGTTCTTGAAGTAGTTCTGGACGAGGACGCTGAACCGTGGGTTCGGCTGCTGGCCCGTCTGCGCGGCCTGTTGTGCGGCCTGCTGTGCCATCTGCGGGCCAAAGATTTCGGCAAGCACTTCGGGCGCTAGGCTGCTCATGTAGTTCGGGTTGCCCTGGAGGATGGACTGCGCGTTCTTCATCTTTGTGGGCGCGGCGGCGTCGTTGCTGGCGTCCGCATACACGGGCTCGCTGCCGGCGAACATGTTCAGGATGTCTCCCATGACGTCCTTCAGGATGCGGACGCTGGCCGGACCTTTCTGCATGACGAGCTCCTTGGCCATGGCCGGGTCGATCATGCGGGCCTTGAGCGCAATGAGCTGGGTCTTGTCGATCACGCCTTCGCTGTCCTCCGGTATGAGGTTGCTGAACGCCTGCAGCTTTGCCTCCATCAGCTCCGGCTGGAATTGCGTGCTGTCAAAATGCATGACGTAGTGGAAGTCAGAGTCGCCGCTGGGCCGAGTGCCCGTGACGCGCTCAACCTTTTCGGGCGCAAACTTGACGGTCATCTCATACGCCATCTGCAGGGCCTCGCCCCACATGATGAGAAACTTTTTGACGAGCGGCTGCTGCAGGATGGCGCTCAGTTGGGGGGGCACTTCGGGGTGGAACAGGCCGGCGTAGCGCGCGACCTTGCGCTGCACTTCACGCATGACTTCCGTGGCCACGGGCACGCCGCGGGTGGGCATGTCCATGAACTTGGCCTCGCGTCCGGGTACGTATTCGTTCTGGACGGCCGGTCCGATCTTGTAGCGCGTCGAAATGCCTTTGGGCACGTTCAGCGGGGGCACGACGCTGATGGACGCGAGGTCCACGACGCTGTCGATCATGTTTTTCTCGACGCTCTGGTAGGTGCTGAGAATCTCGGGCAGTCCGCGGCTCGCCAGCCAGGACCGATCGAACCGTTCGCGCCGGCCGACGATGATCGGATACTCTGCGCGCGGGTTGTTCAGGATGCCGTGCTTGCCCGCGAGCTCATCGCCCTGAGCGTTCCTGGTGACGTGGGGATTAAACACGGTGTAGACGATCTGCGTGACGCCGTCTTCGTCCACCTGTTTGCGATACGCCCACACGGTCTCGATATACCAGCTGCGGCCGTCCACGCTGCGCCAGCTCCATGTGCCGCTGGGCTGGTATGGGTTGTTGAGCTCCCAGGTGCTGAACTTACCCTTGGTCTTGATGGCCTCTTCGACCCACTCGGAGTCCCACTCGTCTGAAAGAACTCGCTCGCGCAAATCCACCTCGGTCATGAGTTGGCGCACGAACACGATCGGGCTGTTCTGCACCTCGCCCGCCTCGGTGGGCATGATAAAATCGCGATACGGCTTGAGCGCGCGGATCATGGGCTGGTTCTTGCACAGATAGGGCATGGGGAACTCTGCGTCCCCGTCCTCGCGCAGGTCGCGGATGGCTTCCTTGGC